TTACATTCAATGTATTGGGTCCTGTTGGTGATGTTGTTGAAGAATGGTTGTTAAAGGGTGCGTTTATACAAGCTGCAAACTTTAATGATTTAGATTATGCATCAAGTGACCCTGTAGACATCTCTCTAACATTGAGATATGATTACGCAATACTTCAATTCTAGAGGATTAAATATCATCATAACAAAAACCCTTAAATTTTTTTGAGGGTTTTTTGTTTTTATATATATTTATATATGAATTAGTTATGAGGTTATATGAAAAATTTTAATGAAATAATTGAAAAGGTTTTAGAACACGAAGGTGGTTATGTAAATGACCCCAAAGATTTAGGTGGTGAAACAAAGTATGGCATCACTAAAAGGTTTTATCCAGATGTTGATATTAAAAATTTAACAATCGAACAAGCAACAGAAATCTATAAAAAAGATTATTGGGATAAAAATAAAGTTGAATCCTTACCACAGAATCTATGGCATATCTATTTTGATATGTGTGTAAATATGGGTAAGAGAACAGCAGTAAAGGTTCTACAACGAGCAGCTGTCAACAAAGGTAAAAACATAGAAGTTGATGGTGGATTAGGACCAATGACAATAGGAGCTCTCAAAGGTGTCGAGTTAGATAGAGTAAGAGCTTTCAGAGTAAAATATTATGTAGATTTAATAACAGCTAGACCAGAACAAGAGAAATTTTATTTAGGATGGTTTAGAAGAGCAACGGAGGTATAAATATGTCAAGTGATAAATTATATAACGATATAAAAGAACTTTTTAACGAATTTGAAGAAAATCATTCAATATTTACAGAAAAGGGAAATAAAGCAGCTGGTGGTAGAGCCAGAAAAGCTATTGGTGAGATAAAAAAATTAGTTACAGATTATAGAAAAGCATCAGTTTCAGAATCAAAAACAACAAGCAGATATAAAAAAACAAAAATTTCCAAGTGAAATAATTGATTTACCAAGTGGTGGTAAAATATATGGTAAAGATTCACCTTTATATGGTGGTAAAATAGAAATTAAATATATGACAGCTAAAGAAGAAGATATATTGACATCACAAAATCTCATTAAAAAAGGTGCAGTATTAGAGAAATTAATGGATTCACTTATTCTAACTCCTGGAGTTAATACAAAAAGTCTTGTTTTAGGTGATAAAAATGCCATTATGATAGCTATTCGTATATTAGCATACGGTCCTGATTATGTAGCAGAAGTAACACATCCTACTACAGAGGAAAAAATAAGTCACAAGTTTAACTTAGCAGATTGTCCTTTTAAAGTACTTCCTGATGATGTTAATTACAAAACTAATGAGTTTGATTTTGAATTACCAGTTTCAAAAGCTAAAATTAAATGGAGATTGTTAACAGGTTTAGAGGATGATAAAATTGAATCTGAACTTAATGCAAAGAAAAAATTAGGTTCATTACAATCATCAGCTATAACCACTAGATTAAAACATATAATTGTATCTTGGAATGGTGAAGAGGATAAATCAGAATTAAGTGAACTAGTTGATAATATGTTATCTAAAGATTCTTTAGCATTAAGAAATGAAATAACAAGAATATCTCCAGATGTAGAGATGAAACAGGAAATAGAATTTCCAGAAGGAGGAACGGTTGAAGTGGATATTCCACTGACCGTAAACTTTTTTTGGCCTAACACCGAAGGATAAACCTTATATTCACAAGTCAATTTTTAATCTTGTATATTATGGAAAATTTCATTTTTCAGAATGTTATGATATGCCAGTCTATTTAAGAAATTGGTACATAAATGAACTAAAAGAAACAATGAAAAAGGAACAAGATGAAATTAAAAAAGCTTCAAAGAAAAGATAGATAGTGTAATTTCTTAACTTTTTAATATTTATAATAGAACAGAAATGGTTTTAAAGTAAATTCGTAAAGAGGAAATTAAATGCCATCATCAAGAGAAATAAAAAATCAAAACGACGGTTTGAACGAACAAAGAGATATTTTAGAAGAAATCTCTAGTTTGATGGAAGATGCTAGTAAAGCATCAGAAGACCTTACAAAATCTCTAAGTGGAGTTGCTGATTTATTTGGACAAATAAGAGACGACTCTCAAGAAATACCTGACAACATAGACGACACTAACACATCAACAAATAAATTCAATACTTTATTAAAACAGGCACAAGGTAAGACAAAAGACTTAGCTAAAGGATTAGTAAGTGCTGGTAAACAAGTTGCTAACACTATGACTTCTGCATTAGGAGAAATAGGTGATATTCTTTCAAATGTCGTTTCTCTTAGTGTTGTGGGAACTTTTGGTGCAATCTTTGGTGCAGTTGTAAGTAAATTTCAAGCAGATTTTAAAAGTGTTGTAAATGAACTTGGTTACGGATTTGCAGCTGCTAATGGTGAACTAAGTAATTTAAACAAAACATTTGAAGGGATGGTAGAAAGAGCTGAGTTAGTTGGTTTAAGTGCTAAAGATTTAGTAAGTTCCTCTCGTGAATTATCAGACAATTTTGGTATCGCTATGTCAGAAGCGGCACAATTATCATTTGATATTTCAGATGGTGCAAAGGCATTAGGTGTACAATCTAGTACAATGGCAACATTAGTTGGTCAGTTTTCAACTTTAACAGATTTATCAGCTCAACAATCACACGAATTATCAGAACACATAGGAATATTGGCAGCACAAAATGATGTTGCCCCTCAGGCAGTCTTACAAGATATAGCACAATCAACAGAAGATATTGCAATATTTTCTAAAGGTGGAGTGAAAAACTTTGCTGCTACTGCAATTGAAGCAAGAAAATTAGGTATGAGTGTTAAAGATGTTGCCAATTCATTAAAAGGTATGTTGGATTTTGAATCTTCACTAAATGCTGAATTAGAAGCTTCTGTAATGTTAGGTAAAAATATTAATTTAAATGAAGCAAGAAGA